GTGCAGCATGACCCACTCGGTGGTCAGCTCCAGGTCCTTGTTGTCGGCGAAGCTGAGCTTGCCGTGGACGGTCAGGCCGTTGAGCGGCGGGGGGCTGACATCCAGGACTACATCCTTGTCCTTGGGAATCTCGACCTTGTCCCCCGCGACCGGCACTTTGTGATCCGGCCAGGTAGCTGGATCAGACCAGCGCGAGGCCGATGATGTTTCCTTTGCCTGAACGGCACCGAATACGCCGGCGAGCAGGACAGCTGGAACCAGTGATGCAAGAAGGACTGAGCGATATGGCTTACTCATGGCTTCAACCCCCTAACCCCTTTTGATGAACACCCCGTACTTGAGCGGCCTGAAGGGCCCGTACGTTATCGGCGAAGCATAGCCTGATCGCCCGCCACCCGGCATCGAAGCGGATGCGGAATGACCACCTGGTGGGTCCTGCGATGTCCGGCGGCCAATTCATGACCGAAGAACGGCCAGATCGCGGCTTCGACCGCGGTATTTCGGATACCGCCTGCGGAATCGCCGATGCGCCCGGGTGGTCCGCGACCCGGGGAGCCGCTGGCGGTCATCTGCCAGCGGCGCGAGACCTCGATCTGCTAGTCGCTGACCGTCAATGCCGAGGCATCAACGCCCCTGACATCGCGGACATTGCTGGCAGCCAGCCTGGCCTTCTCCAGTACATCCTGGCTGGGTACCGAGCCCGCCAGTTCCACCACACCGTCCCTGGTCGTGACATCGATGGCGCCGCCCGGCGCAACGGCCGCCACGCGGGATTTGACGTCGGCGGTGATCTGGCTGTCCTTGCCCGCAGGCGCATCGGCGGCAGGCACGGGCTTTGCGTCAACGGCATCCGCAGTGACTGCGGGCTCACTGACGGCGTCGCCGCCGGAGTTGCCCAGGTTCGACTCTTCCGCGTCACTCCGGGCCGCAGGTGTGACCGCCGCGACGCGGGCGGCCGGCACTTCTTCAGCCCGCGGCGCTGGTTCCACCGCGACACGGGGACGCGGCGTTTCCGGCGCCCTGGCCGCGGTGGTGAGGTCCGGGGCTTTCGGAGCGGGTGCCGGGGCCGGTGAGCTGGCCTGGGAAGTCAGCGCATCTTGCGGTGCCGGGGTTCCGGCGGATTGCGGGATGACCGGCAGCGGCGCGACGGAATTGGCTATTGGCGCGGGAATCGCGGAAGGCGGGTTCTGCGCGACCACGCTGTCATGCCCGGAGTGCGGCATGAAGAACGCCGCCGCCGTGGCATAGATCGCAACCAGGCCGACGCCCACCACAATCTTCGGAGTTTTCGAGGTGTTCATTTCGGTACCCCATCTCGCAGAAGGATGACGGGATACTTCTAACGCGCCTCGCTTCAGCTGCTGATAGGTCCCTCGGACAAGTGTGATTCGGGCAATTCCTACACGAGGAAGTGTGTCGGCGCCTACAGACAGTCCGTCGCGCTTCACCGACATGCGCCGACCGGGCTTTCAGCGACCAGGCAGCTTACAACACCCAAAAGAAAAGCCCCCGGCACAGGCCGGGGGCTCTTGAGCAGGGGCGAGATATTTGGGGCCTTAGGGCGAGATATTTCCCGGAAGAGCCCGGAAGGGCTCGGCCAAATCAGGACAGGAAACGCAACGGCGTTGCCTGTAGTGCAACAGGCGCCATCGAGCGCGGACAATGCTAGTGCTGACGGTAGCCCGTCTCCGAGGCCGGCCAGAGCTCGACAGGCTGTGCAGGCCCAAATGCACACCAAGAGGTAACCAGGTCTTTTAGCAAGCACATTGCGGCGTCAGCTTCCTGGTCTCGAGCACGAACCTGAAAGCCGACGATGCGTCGATAGTGCCGGCCGCGCCCCAAGCCAACGATGGCCTCAACGACCATGCCACGCATCACCTTCGAATGCGAAGACAACCTGGTCAGTTGGTAGTCTGGCGCATCGTGCGCCAGGAGCTGGAACGCAACTCGTTGGGAGGCGGTCGTGTCGTTCATACCCCTATACCCTCAAAATGTCGCCCAAGCGCCGCCATCATAGTCCTTTTGAGACCAGCCCAGTTCCGCGCTGGCTGAAACACTTCGATGTACAGTCCAACGAGATTTCCTCTCGACGCCTGGAGCCGCTCAAGGACCTGCGACAGGCGTTCCTGGCCGAGGCGGCCCAGCTCGCGGCGGAGGGCTGGACGGTCGAGGGGGATGGCGCCCGCGGCGCCACCGCGCTGTTCTTCTACCACCGCGGGCAAGAGCGCCGGCACTGCGTGATCACCCCGGTCGAGCAGCCGCTTCAGCCGCACAGCTCGTGATCGAGGGAGGCGCGTCACCGCGCACCTCCGGCCGGCTTCCAACTGGCGATGATCAGCTCGCCAGTACTCTTCGTCGGCCGGCGCTGACCGCCGACCGTGTAGCGGATCCCGACGCGCCGCATTGGCAGCCCGGCGAACGCGCGCCGCATCTTTGCATTGCTGGGATGCAAATTCATGGCGCGGTACCGCCGCGCAGCGTGATCCAGACCGTGATGCACGGCAGGACGTTGATGCACCAGCGGCGGTTGCGCCGCGACCAGTGCGCGCCGATCCATAGGGCGCCGGGCTGGAGGAGCACGCCTGCTGTCATTGCTCACACCGGTGGAGCAGCAAGGAGGGCTGGGAAGGGTTCGAACCTTCATGACCGCCGCGCGGCGCCGCGCTGTTGCGATCCCGGTGCTGCCGGGCGTCTACCAATTCCGCCACCAGCCCATGAGCCTTCATTCAACCGCCCTGCTGGTCATGAACCAGCCCGCGCTTGCGGCATGCCGAGATCGCGTTGCCCCACGCACTGAGTGTCTCGCCGGTCGGGCTGACCAACGTGAAGCCATCCTGGACGCGCCAGCCGGCCGCCAGCAGCTCAGCGACCTTCTTCCAGCTGGTAATGCGACGCTCGTTGCTCAAGCGCCCTTCCGGTTCCTTGCAACACGGTTCGCCGAGAGGAAAAGATCGCCCGCTACAGTGAGCCAGAGCACCTGCTTGAGTGGTGCCTTGGTTGGTGGCAATACACCGGATAACCACAGAAAGCACGCCGCCGCGAGCGTCAGCAATGCACGGGCAAGACGGGTTGCGACGATGTCGACGAAGCGATCAGTGGAATTGCTCATAGGCTCCTCTTGCATACTCCAAAGTGACAGGTGTGCCGCACGTAGTCGTATTCCTGGTCGGATACCTCCACCGTGTCGGCGTCGACCGCGACGTTCTTTCCGGCCTGCGTCCTGAACCAGATGATTCTCGCGTTACAGCCACGCAGCTTGCAGCGCTTGATCCGGCGCTCGTGAGCCGCGGCCGCACCCTCATCGTCCGCCAAGTGCTCGAAGCTCATGGCTTCCGCACCTTCGCGACCACCTGCTTCTTCCGGCGCTCGCGCTGACGCGGCGCATAGACCGTGCGCCAGCGCTCGCGGTTCTGCTCGTAGTACCGGCGCTTCTCCGCGGCGATGCGGTCCTTGTTGGCCTCGCGGTACCGGCGCTGCTCCGCGGCGATGCGGTCCTTGTTGGCCTCGCGGTACCGGCGCTGCTCCGCGGCGATGCGGTCCTTGTTGGCCTCGTAGTACCGGCGCTGCTCCGCGGCGATGCGGTCCTTGTTGGCCTCGCGGTACCGGCGCTGCTCCGCGGCGATGCGGTCCTTGTTGGCCTCGCGGTACCGGCGCTTCTCCGCGGCGATGCGGTCCTTGTTGGCCTCGCGGTACCGGCGCTGCTCCGCGGCGATGCGGTCCTTGTTGGCCTCGTAGTACCGGCGCTTCTCCGCGGCGATGCGGTCCTTGTTGGCCTTCTCGACCTGCACGGCGATGGCCTTTCGATCGACGGGCAGCGACCCCAGGCGCGGGAGGTCTGGTCGAAGGTATCGGCCGAGGACGAGTTGGAGGGCGCCACGGCGCACGAGCGCCTGAAGCTGGATATCGAGAATGGAGGGTTCCTGACCGCGGAGCGCGTTGCGAAGATCCCGTGCGGCAATGCCGCCTGGCGGAACCGCTCCGAGAATGAGCTTGGCGAGCTCGCCGCCGCCACCCACAACCCGGCGAACATCCTTGGCGACGGCGCTCACCGCGCCACCTCACGCCCTTGACGCACGAGATCTTCCTCGATCAAGCGTTGCTGCTCCGCCGCGAAGATCCGCTCGCTCTGCGCCACGCGCAGTTCATCGGCGGCCGCCTCAACGGCAATGCGGGCGGCGGATACGCGACGCGCGGCCCGCAGGCAGGCCAACGCTGCCTGCGAGAGATCCTCTTCAGTGGCCGCACGCCGGCTGGCATCACCAAGTTGCTCTGCAAATAGCGGGCTCGACCGCTCTGCAATGACCTGCCATTTATTCGCGCCGTTCTGCATGGCTCAGCTCCTGCGAGGGAAACGCATCGACGGTGAACGGGCAGCGGCCATCGGCCCCGATATGGCGCAGGGGGGGGGCTGCTCAGTGCGCGCCTCGCGCGCCCGGGCGATCCAGTACTCGACAGTGCGCTCCGGGAGATCCAGGCGGAACGCGATCGCCTTGATGGTGAGTTTCCTGCGCAGGCGTTCCGCGCGGGCAATGTAGCGTCGCTGGGAGTCCGTCACCTTCGAGGGTCTGCCGCTTTTCACGCGCGCGCATCCATCTCGACCTGCAGGGCGGCGATGCGCTCCTGCTGCTCGCGGCAGTGAGCCTGCAGGCGCTCGATCTCCCGAGCGTGGTAGGCAATGTTCCGCCGCCAGGCGTCAAGGTGGTGGACGAACCTCAGGGACTCGGTATCGCGCTCGCCCTTCAGCAGAATGATCGCCACGCGCGCCCGCTCTAGTGCATCTACCAGGAGCAGGTTCTTCAAGCCCAGCACGTCCGCGCCGCTGGTCGACTCGCGCCGAAGATCGTTCAGCAGCAGATCCAGCGCCTTGTCGGAGGTGGGCTTCTCCACGCTCACGTGGCGTCCTCCTCAATGAACGAGATCTGCCGCAGGTGCGCGCCGCGCAGCTCCTTGCGCTGGCGGAGCTTGCGCACGGCCACCTCGGTCATGTTGTACCGCTTGGCGATCTCGTGGGGCGAGGCGCCCTCGGCGATCTCCTGCAGGATGCGGATATCGCGCTTGGCGATCCGATAGAAGAAATCAGTGGGGATCGTGATGATCTGGCCACCCCAATCCTGGGCAACCTCATCGGCCGCGGCCGCGCCGATCTGCTCGGCGATATCGGCGGCGACGCCGTGCGCGCGGGCGGCCTCGGCCACGGTGCGCGCGACGCCGGCGAGCAGCGCATTGCGGCGCGGGGACATCTTCACGCGCGCAGCTCCAGCAGAGGCAGCTCGCGCAGCCACAGCAGCACATAGGGGGCGCTGTCCTGGCGCTCCACGCGCTCGATGGCGCGGGCAACCTGGTAGGCGGTCGTGGATACGCGGCGCAGGGTCTGCAGCTGCAGCACCAGCAGGTCGCGGTCGTGGTACCTGCAGCCCGCGCGCTCCGGCAAGGCTATGGCGCTCGCGCGCTGGTGCGCGACGGCCGAGAAGTTGTCCCAGCCGACCGGCACGATGTGCGTGCGAATCGCGCGCGTCATCACTGCACCTGGACGCCCGGCTCGCGCCGGCGGCGTCGCTGATCGATTGAGAGCGCGGCGACCAGCTTGCGCTGCTGGTCGTAGTCGCAGAACGCCACGCGATCCACGTGGAACATGCGCTGGGCGAGTGCATCGGCATATTCCCAGCCGCGGCCGGCGTCGGTGAGAAGCGCGCCGATCTTCTGGAGCAATGGACTGCCCTGCGCGTTGTGCGGGCGCGCCCGGCCGCGCGCACCGCGATCCTGAAAGCCGCGGGCCCGCAGGTGATCCAGCACCGCACGCCGGCCGGCGTCGTCCAGGTCCTTCGCGCTCGTCACACGCGCCACCGAGAACAGCATCGCGCGGTAGGTCTCGTCATCGAGACCGAGCTGCGTCTTGGCGATGTGGATCCGCGCCAGCTGCGCGTTGCGGATGGCACTCATTGCGGACCACCGCCGGGCCAGTTGCTCACGACCGCCCGGCGGTCGGGCGCCGCGGCCACGTGCAGGCGCGAGCGCGCGCGCCGGGCACAGCGGCGCCACCACCAGGTGGTGAGCACCGCAACGCCCAGCAGCAGCGCGACCTGCCACATGAATCAGCAGTTCGCCCGCAGCGCCGCCGGATCCAGCACCCGCAGCCGCAGCCCGCCGGTGGTGGTGGATTCCAGCATGAGCCCCGCGTTGGCCGCGGCCTCGGCAAAGCGCCTGATCGGCACGTTGCCGTCCACTTCCATCTGCACGGGCGCGTCGAGCCGGGCGGCCGGCGCTGCGCTCGTGGTGTTGTCGGTGCCTTCCATCTCATGACCTCCAGTTAGGAAAGGAACGTCTCGCCCGCCTCGATCGCCAGGAGGCGGTCGAGGGCCTGCTGCGCGCGTGAGCGCGCAAACTGCTCGGATCTGCAGGGCACGAAGCCCCGCACGCTGTTGCCGCGTGGGGGTTGCACGTCGTAGCGCCACCAGATGCGGCTATCGCCGGCCACCGGCGGCAAACACGGCGCGAGGATGAGGCGCTGCGCGCTCATTCCACGGATTCCTCCTGGTCGTCCAGGAGCGCCGCCACGAGCTTGTCGACCTCGCTGTCGGCGGGCTTGATCAGCACCTCATCGCCGGTGCCCTCGATCTTGCAGCCGATACGCATGAGGTCATCGGCGGAGAGGTTCACCAGGGCGCTCTTGACCGGCTTCTCCTCGGTGGCAATCAGTACGTCCGCCTGGTCAGGCAGGCGCTTCTTGATCAGCGCCACCACCTGGTCGGCATCCTCGTAGGCGACTTTGCCTTTACCCTTCTGCAGCCCGACGCGGATGCCGTGCAGGATGCGCGAGCGCGGGCGCTCGAAGAGCTCGCGCGCGGCGTCGATCGCGTTGTGCAACTCCAGGCGAGACTCCTTGGCTCGCAGCACCGCGCCGCGGATGCTGCGCAGGTAGCGTGCTTTTGCGGCGCGCAGCTCCTCGTCGAGCGCGGCAACGCGCTCGGCCAGCTCGGCGCGGTGCTCGGCATGGGCCTTGGTCAGGCGCTCGATGGTGTCGATGGTGGGTTTGCTCATGGGCGCTTCCGTCAGGTCGGCAGATGGAGCTGCCCGTACAGGTCGGGCAGGGAAATGTGTTTCATCGCCGCGGCCTGGCGGAGCGACGTCATGGCGCGGTCGACCAGGAAGCGGCAGGTGTCATCCAGCTCGCTCGGGCGCGCCGCGAGGTAGTACCCGTCCCGCGGATGGGCGCAGATGTGGTGACCTTCCAGGCGCAGCTGCATGACCAGCGCCCGGACGTTGCGGGCAAAGGCCGCCGCGCTGTCAGCCGGGCCGCGGTGCGGATCGATCATGCGCAGCACCAGGCGCTCGATCGGAATGCCCTGCGTCGCGCCGACATGCTCGGCAAGTACTTCCAGCAGGCGATCGCGCGTGAGCAGCTTCTCCGGCGAGGTGCCCCCGCGCGTGCACCGCGGGCACAGGCCCGCGCTCAGCGTGAACGCACCCTCCCCGCAGAGCTCGCACGGCAATGGCGCCCAGCCGCCCACGGTCAGATCCCCCGCACCACGTCGGCCGACACCTGGGGCAGCTGCACCTCGGCCGCGCGGTTCATCGCGGCGGTGAGCGCGTTGGCGATCGCCAGCGGGTACAGCAGCGTGCCGGTCGCGCGCGTTGGGGTGAGCTTCTCGCGCAGCGCATCGATGGCGCCGGCGTGCACGACCTTCTCCAGCGGCACGCCGGCGCGCGCAAAGCGGTGCTTGAGATAGGCGCCCAGGTCCGTGCTCAACGCCGGCAGCGTCACGATCTCGATGCGCTGCACGACCTCGCGTACCTCCGGGTTGTGCTCGGAGAGGATCTGCAGCAGCTCGGGCTGCCCCAGCAGGATGATCGACAGCAGGCGCTTTAAGCCCGAGCGCAGCTCCAGGAAGCGTTTCAGGTGCTTCAGCGTCTGGCGGGGCATGCAGTGGGCCTCCTCCACGATTACCACGTGGCTGTGGCCAGCGCGGGCGCTGTTCTTCAGGCTCTCGTGCAGCTGGTGGAAGCGCGCATTGGGGCTGGAGCGGATGGTGGCGAGCGGATCGATCGCGGCCATCATGGCCTCGGCGATGTGCGTCGCGCGCAGGGTTTTGCCGACCTTGTCCTGGGCCTCCATCGCGAGCACGTAGGGCTCGATCACGATGATCGACTGCGCCTCGCGCTCGATGCGGTCCAGCAGCTCCATGCGCAGCGTCGACTTGCCGGCCCCGCTCTCCCCGATGACGCCCATGAACCCGCCGTGGCGGGCCACCTGGTACATCGACTCGCGCACATAGCGCAGCTCGCTGTTGAGGTAGACATCCTCCTGGGTCGCTGGGTCCTCGAACGGATCCCGCGGCAGCTGGAAGTGCTGCCGGGTGGCTGGCGAAAGGGTCTGCTTGCGCAGTAGCATGGCGTCGTCCTCGACTGTGGTTGGCGTTGGGGCGATGGCCCTCGCGGCGTTCGCGCGCTGCGGGGGCTTTTTCTTGGCGAGGTCGGCGGCGGCGAGCGCGAGCTCGTGCAGCGCACGCCGTGTCTTGTGGCTGGCATGCGGCGCCGCGTGAATTGCGACCGCGGGCGCTCGGTCGGTGGCGAAGAGTCCCGTGTGGCTTCCGCCGGCGGCCTTCACGGCCGCCATGATGCGAGCGCGCAGCGCCGCGCGATCCACCCGCGGCGGCCAGTGGCCGTGGTTCACCAGCTTGTTGAGCGCGTCGCGCGGGATCTTGGCCGCGGCGGCCATCACGCCCTGGGTGATGCCACAGGACTCCATGACGCGCTTCAGGCGCAGCGGCGCGCTCACTGGCCACCGCCTACCGCCCGCAGGCGGTTGCCCTGGTAGAGCTGCTCGCACCAGGCGTCGAGCGCATCGTAGGGCACCCCGTCGGGGAACTGTGCCTGCGTCGCCTGCATCATCGCGGCGGTCCAGGCGATGCCACGCGCGGCCAGGCGCGGCCGCAGCGCATTGGCGGCCTCGAAATGCGAGTACGGGGCAAACTCGCGAGCCGTGGCGCCCTGCAGCTGCGGCTCAATGCGGCGCGCTGCCATGACCGTGGCCGGCGCCTGCACGTCGGACTGCGTGCCGGCGCGCGGCAGGTGCGGCGCGGGCGGCGCATCGGTCAGGTGCTTCAACGGGTCGATGCGGCCACCGAACGGCAGCTTCTTCGCCTTGCGCGCCGCGCGAACCTCGGCGTCGGTCGCTACCTCCATCGCCACCCGGTCGAGCTCCTTGCGCGCCGCGTCGGCGGGGGTCTCGGGCGGCGACCGGAACGTCTCGCCGATCACCGCCGCGGTGTCCAGGAAGCCATACTCGTTACGCGGGATGCGTGGGGCGATGTAGTGCAGCGGCTCGCCGTGCACCTCGCCAGGCATCAGCACCCGGACGCTGCCGACCGGGTCGAGCGCGTTGACCAACGCCTCCACCGTCGCGCCGTTGATCAGGCCAGGCACGCCACGCACGTCGTAGTACTCGTTGCGCAGCCGGATCATGCAATCGCGGACCTTGCACGGGATCGGCTTGGAGTTGGGCAGCTGACGCAGCACCTCGATGGGCGGGGCCAGGAGCAGCTCCTGCGGCGTGATGCGCAGCCAGCCATCGCGGCGCTTCATGCCGGTGCGCGTGTGCACCTCGGTCGCGTTGTAGCTGTAGGTCCACTTCTGGGCGTGCCGGTTGATCTCCTCGACGCAGCTGACGGGGTCCGTCAGCTTCAGCACCGCCTCGAAGTGGATCTCCACCAGGTGATGGGACTTCTCCACCTGGCCGGTCGCGCGCGGGTTGCCGGCGGCGTGAGTGATGCGCTGGATGCCGAGCGTGCGGCAGAAGTTGTCCACCGCAATGGCATTGCTCGCGCTGCCCGGGTCGGCCATCAGGATGCGCGGAATGCCGTGCATGGTGCCGCCTGGCCGCTGCGTCATGGCGTGGATCAGCGCCGTGAGCAGGTTCGAGGCGCTCTCTGCACCCAGCACATAGAACAGCTCGATGCAGCCGCTCGCGTGATCGGTGATCACGTAGCGCCACAGGCGCCGGTCCGAGATTCGGGCGAAGTTACGTGGTTTGCCGCGGTAGAACTCCGACTGCGGCATGGGCCGCGTCCCGTCTTCGGCGAGGTAGAACTGCCGGCTGATCGAGGCATCGATCTGCCACACGTGATTGGGATGCCGGCTCGCCATGCGCGCCGCGGGCGACGCGACAGCAAGTTGCGCCTGGTGCATGTAGTGCTGGCGCAGCGCGCGGCGCACCGTGGAGGCGTGCGCGGCCCTCACCTCGCCGGTGCCGCGATCGATGCTCGCGGCCTGGAAGATTCCGTTGGCGCGCCCGACGCGCAGTGCATCGTCCAGCGGCAGCGTGCCGCTGCCGGTTTGTCGGCGCGTTTCCTCGATCATCGAGGAGATGCGCGTCAGGTCCTCCCGCGCGATGCTGGTGGTCCCTGCATCGCGGCGGCGCCGACGCGGCCGCAGCGCGCTCGTCAGCGCCTGCAACTGGCGATAGGCAGACTGCACGGAGATGCCCAACTCCGCGGCCAGGCGCGCGACGATTGCCCCGCGCGTGCCGCGACCGGCGTGCTTGAGCGCATCGGCCGCGGCCAGGATCCGCGGATCTGGTTGGCCGGCTGCGGACATGTCAGCCGTCACCCTGCGGCGCCAGCTGGCTAGCCAGGTTCACCGGAGCACCGCGCGCATGTCATCGGCGGGCTTCTTCGCCCCGCCCAGCTCCAGCGTGTTCAGCAGCGCGCCGACCTCGCAGGCGAACACGGAAGCATGGTGATCGAGCGCTTGCTGCCACTCCTGCGGGTCGATCTCGTTCGCGCTCAGGTGCTGCAACAGCGCGAGCGTGCATTTGGAGAGATGCCGCAGCGGCACCAGGCAGTCCTGTATTGCCTCCATCGCCTCGCTCAGCATTGCCCGCGCCTTCTCGTCGGGCGTCTCGCGCGGGATGCGCGCCACCTGCTCCTGCAGGCGGTGGATCTGGTCCTTGTTCTGCTGGATGACTTTCTCGCGCGAGTCGTAGTCGGCCACCGCCTTGTCGCGCTCCTTCTCCAACGCCTTGCGCTGCCGCTCGCCCCGCGCAAGCAAGTCCTCGGCGAGCTCCAGCACCTGGTCCTTCGAGCCCTTGATGGCCAGTTCAGCCAGCGCTGCCTTGTCGTCCTCGGGCAGCTGGCGGAGCTGACGCAGTTCGCGGTAACCGATGCCGGCATCGGCCAGCGCATCGAAGGTCTGGTCGCCGAACGCCCGCAGGTTTTTGATGTCCTCATCGACCTGATCGACCGATCGCTTACCGTTGGTGGCGCACCGGACATAGTCCTCCCAGGTACCGTCGAGAATTTCCGGATGTCCGGGAAAGGTGGTGCCGCGCAAGTGCTTGTAAATCTTCGATTCTTTAATTCTGGCGAGGCCAGAAATCCGGACAATCCGGGAAAATTCCTCGTTCGCGTAGGCCATGCGGGCCTGACCGAGCGAGATAAGCAGCTCGCACAACGCCTCATTGCGCTGGGCGGTATCTGCCGCGCCGGCCGCATATGAGAGCTGGACCACGTCCAGGTTTTTGCCCGGCGCCGGGGCGGCTGTTGGCGGCACTTTTTTCGGCAGGGGCTTACGCGCCATGAGCAAGCGCTCCCTGCGGCTGGAGGGCGCGCGCATCCCCCGCGCCTGCCCGCGCGCGTATGGCCACGGCCAGGTGCGGCAGCAGCCGCTCAGCCCACCCTTCAGCGAACATCGCGTCCAGGGCAATGTTGCGCGCCGTGATCGAATGCAGGCCGGCGGGCGTCAGTTGCCTGTGCCGCTGCCATGCGTTGATCAGCAGCTGCTGACCGACCTCGCTAAACCCGGCTGCGATGATGAAATCGAACGAATCGAAGCCACGGCGGGCAAGGGTTCGATGAAAGCTCATCAGGCCGCCGAGCTGCACTGAGCTCAACAGGGCTTTGCGCACAACAGCGCGCGCTCTAGCGAGCTCCCTCTGGGTGAATGTCGCGGCACAATCATTACTCGTCACAACTGAACCCCTGCGGCAATCCGCTGTTGAACCTCGGTGATGCGCGCCTGGGCGCGCGCGATGTGTTCGGCATGGGCTTGGGCGATCTGCAGCAGCGCAATAGAGGGCGCGTAGCGGCCGTTCTCCAGCTGCGTGGCGAAGCCCTCATCGACCAGGACCTGCAGCATGCGGGAGACGTTGGGCGCGCTCTCGCCAAGGGCCTGCGCGAGCTCGCCATTGCTGACGCCCGTCAGGGTCGTGCCGCGCATGGCCATCAGCATGCGCAGGGCGCGGCGGGCGGGCATGAGGCTCTGTTTGTCCTCGCTCATGGGGGCGAGCTCTCATCGGCGGCCCGGATGAACCAGGCGAATACCGCCTTGCCCGAGTATCCGCGCGCTGGGCCACCGTCGAATGGCCGTAGATCCATTAGGAGTTCCCCGCGTCGGCGCAGCTTGCGCGCTCGCTGCGCGTGCACGACTCGCATATGACCTCTGTAGACCTGGCGCTGCCCACCGTCGTCGTCGGTGATCCACTCCGGCGGGACGCCGTCAAGGCGGGGCGTCTCGCCAGGGCCGAGCGGGGCGCAGCATCGAAGGAGGCCATTGCGGGGAGAGCGGGTTGCCATCACTGGAGAAGCCCCGCGGCTTTCAGCACGCGTGTACGCATCGCGCGGCCCTTGGGGCCATTCCACGTACCGATCAGTGCCTGGCGCGCATCGCTCGGGCGCACCGCGTTCTTTTTGCACCACGCATGCAACGTCGAGCCCTTGCGGATGAAGGAAATCCTGGTCTCTAAGAAAAGTGACTGGCCGGGCGCAGGGTCGGCGAGCATGCGGGGTGCTACCCTTCTCTTAACGATTAATAGCTAGTGGGAGTCTAGTTCATAAATATGGATCTAGTCCATACCCTGCATGCGCGAGTTTGACGAGCAGCTTTTGCGCCTGAAGTACGCCCTGGGGCTCTCGGCCGACCAGGACGTGGCGTCTGTGCTCGGGTTCACGAAAACAGCCTTTTCGGAGCGCAAGAAGAGAGGGGTATTCCCGGCCGACAAAGTGCGCGCGTTGGCTGGCGAGAAGCCCGAGCTGCGACTCGATGTGGACTACGTCCTAACAGGCACTTCAGATGCTCAGAAGGAGTTGAATCGCAGGCTGGCGATAATCAAGACTTCGACCGAGAAGGCCCTCAAATTGGCCGTATCCCCTGAGCAGGGTTCACTGCTCCAAGCCATCATTTTTTTTATTGAGATGGAGGATAGGGATCGTCTTCAGGATTGCCTAAAGGACATGAAGAACTGGGTGTTTCCGATGCCACCGGATGAGCAGGCGCTACTTGACGACTATCGACGCATCGATGCCGGTAATCGACCCCAAGTATGTGAGTTGGCCGCCCGATTGGCCGGCGACTCACTTCCCCCAATCCCTAGCCGCCCCCCTCGAATCTCCAAGGAATAGCGAGATGAACGGAAAGCTGCTTGCTTCGCTGCTGCTGGTTGCCCCGATAGTTCCCGCGATGGCAGACATAAAGCGCCTTGACTGTATGCCGAGCAATGCCACGGCAGGGTATGTGGTCCACGCCGTCATTGACGACGCGACGGACAAGGCGGAGGCGCAGGTTTATGGCAACGGCGCCCAATGCGCCTCGAGCAAATCGTGTGAGACAGCGGTCTACCAGAAGGACGTGCTGCCCTCTGTGATTCGCCTTACGCGCACCCAGGATTTTGGCCCATTGGCGGGCTTCGTAATTGCAACCGTAGTCGATATCGATAGGACGACGCTGTCAGTAACCCTGCGAGTGAGCACTAAATCGTCCGGCGGGAACACCGAGAGCACGTATACAGGAACGTGCAAAATGACCGTGGACGAATCAAAGAAGCTTCTTTAGGGGACGTCAAGAAACCGCAGCCGCTGCACGGTGTAGATGAAGTCCTGGGACTTCTGGTCCTCGCCGTCGAGCCCATAGCTCGCCACCACGGTCACCATGCGCCGCTCCTGGTCGCCAGCGCCCACCATGCGGTTGTCGCTCGATGTGAGCTGCAGGGTCAGTGACGGCGCCGGATCCAGCGCCGTCCAGGCGCGCAGCTGCTGCCCGCTGTCCACGTCGTCGATTCGATAGGTGATCGAGAGCGGTGCCTGCATCTGGTTCGCGATGTTGCGGAAGACCAGATCCAGGAAGGCGCTATCTTTTTCTTTCACGGCGCTCATGGCGGCCCTCAGTGGAGTCGGAAGGAAATGCTGCGCGTGCGCAGCCGCCCAAAGTGGACTTCGGTGATGGGCAGCGGCGTTCCACCACCAGACAATTCGGCGGTGGCGCTTGCGCGCGCCACCGCATCACCGGAGAGCTGGATGGCCGCATTGACGGTCAGCGCCGCGCCGCCCACGACCGTGGCGATCGCGCCGCCCGACAGGTGCACCTGCACCTGCAGCTGGCCGGTGGCGAGGCTATCGGCCACGGCCTGTGCGGTCAGCGGGATCTGCAGGTGCAGCTGGGCGACCGCCGATGCGCCCGCCGCCGCGGCGCCGGCCAGTGCCGCCTGGCCGGTGAATTCCGCCTGGGCCTGCGCGCCCGCCGCCGCGGCGCCAGTGAGCGGCACGCCGTGCGTCAGGCTCCCGCTGGCGGCGGCGCTACCAATGGCCTGCCCGGACAGGTGCGCGCTGACCGTGAGCGCGCCGGCGGTCACGGCACCAAGATTCGCGGCGCCGGCGAGCGGCACCTGGTGGATGAGATCGGCCTGCGCCAGCACCGCGGCCACCGCCGCGCCGCTCAGCAAGACGTTCAGGCGAAGCACCGCCGCGGCCGATGCGCCGGCGACGGCCCCGCCGGCAAGGTTTACCGCGCCATTGGTGCTGAGATCCGCAGCGCCATTGGCGCCTGCCGCCGCGGCGCCAGCAAGCGGCACCAGGTGAGTGGCCTGCGCGGCCGCAAGCGCCGCGGCGAATGCATCACCGCCCAGGTGAATCGAAAGCTGCAGTCCTGCGGCGCCTACGGCTGACCCCAGCGCTGCGCCAGTGAGTGGCACGCCGTGCAACAGCGCGCCGCTTCCCAGCGCCGATGCAACAGCCGCCCCGATGAGCGTCACGCCTTTGCTCAATGCGCCGGTGGCCGCCGCGCTAGCCGCGGCATCACCGGCGAGAGCTTGGGTCCCGCCCGAGGCCATTTTCACCTCGACCGCCAATGCGCCGGCGTAGGCATACGCGGCGCTGGTGGTCATTGCGGGCGAGGTATCCGCGCTCGTCTTATAGGCCAGCGCGCCCGCGAATGTGTACGGGCTCGTCGCCTGCTGGAGGAAGGTCGGATTCCAGCCGGATTCCGGCGTGAGCGGGTTGGACCCGTCAGAGGTTCCGAGCTGCAGCGTCAGATTGCCGGGGTTCGAAAAAGCCGCCAGCGCGCACGTCAATGCGTTGGGCGTGACGCCGGCGGTATTGATGGACATTCCATTGGGGGTGCCAAAGCAGTCCGCCGCGGCCGCCGGCAATCCCACCGTGTCCTCGTCGATCTCGACCACGCCGGCCGCGTGCGACCAGAACGCCGCGTGATGGAACGTCACGGCGCTGGATGCCGGGGAGCCGGATGTTTTGCAGGCCCAGAACGAGATCTCTCGATCGTCATTGCCGTCGTTGTAGACCAGCGCGCTGCCGATCTGCACCCATGTTCCATGTCCGGTGACGCTGGTGCAGTGGGCGTATCCCTCGATCCAGCCGAACAACAACTTGTTGGCGCCGGGCGTGAAGGCGGTGATGACCGTCGTACTGGCCTCATTTTGCGGGGCATCGGTCAGTCCGCGACTTGTGAGCGACCAGGTCATGTAAGTTCGTGGTTCCCCTGGGCGAGGCCAGCGACAGCGGCTCTCGAATCAGCCCGTCGGCCATGAACGCCGCGCACCGCGCGATGATGGGGCTGCATCACCGCGGGCGCGGATGCGGCGCTACTGCAAGGTGACGGTCAATGCCCCCGCGGCAAAACTCACCGCGTCCCCGCTGTTGATCGTCTTGTTCGTGGTCAGCGGCGCGCAGATGAGCTCGTTGCCGCTGGTCGAGGCATCGGCGAGGAACCAGGAGACGACCGTTCCCCAGCCCGCCGTCGGCGTCGGGAAGGTAATGGTGTTGTTATTGGAGATCTGGCCGCCCGTGCCGGTGCTGGCGGTGGTACTGCCAGCGCTTTGCGTGCCTGCCCAGTTTGCGAGCGAGCTCGTCACCGCAACCCGCGCATACGAGCCACCCGAGACCTCGGTGCCGAATGAGCTGTCGGAGCAGGCCGCGGTAGAAAGCCCCACATACACGGTGCTCGGCGCGGTGAAGGTCTGCCCGCGGAAGATGAAATCCGCGAGCTTGTTCTCCGCGTAGTCGCTGAACGCCTGCGCGTTGCCGGTTTGCGGTGCGAGCAGCGCGATGCTGGCGACGGTTGTTGCGGCGATCGGCGCGGCGACCGGCGCGACAGTGGTCACCGTCGTGACGGCCAGGGAGCTGAGCGCCAGTACTGCCGCGATGGCGGCGGCGCGGGCGCGGGTGATCAGTGTGCGGATCATGGCGGGTTACCTCGTGGTGGCGGCGGAAGGGTTACGGGGCGACCTGGTTCAGGTTCACCGTGACGGTGACCTGCAGGCCGGTGGGCGCGTTGGGAACGCTGACGATGAAGGCTTTGGTGGCCTGTGCGGAGAGCGAGCTGCACACGTCGTTGCACGCGGCGACCCGGAAATAGAGCGTCGAGCCATTCGGCACCACGCCCTGGTACTGGTAGGTCGTCGCAGCCGGCCCGAGCTCCAGCGTCGGCGTCGCGCCGGCGTCGGGAATGCTGTTCGGACTGATGAACACCTGCACCTTCTTCAGTGCGTTGGTGCCGGCGAGCTGGCCGCCCAGCGTATCGGTGGTGGGCAGCGTCCAGCTCATGCTGGCAGTGGCGGTGACCTGTGCGGGATCGGCGGCGTATCCGCGGGACATCCCCACGACGGATATCGCCAACAGCGCTATGAGCATCGGGATGGACCGTGCGAACAGTGAACGAGACATGAGAGCTCCTGGTGGGTGACTGAAACGAGGCCCTTGCGGCGCCATCGCGTGCTCGTCATGCTGATAAGTGCTCCTGCACTTGGCATTGGGACATGTCCCAATGACTCGCGGTGGCGCGTCCATGACGCTGCCGGGCATGTCAGGGATCTACGGGCTTGACCCGGCTCAGTTCGGCGTTCGCATCATCCGGCCACTGCTGGTGGACATCGGTCTGTGGTCGACCGTGGCCGAGCGCCTGGTGCTCGGCACCGCCATGCAGGAATCCCGCCTCACGTACCTGCAGCAGGTGAGCGGCCCGGCCATCGGCATCTATCAGATGGAGCCGGCCACTTACGACGACATCCGCTGCAACTTCCTGGCGAACCAGCGCGCGCTGCGCCTGCACGTGGATGCCTGGGCCATCGGCGCCGCCAATGCGCGCGAGATGGAGGGCAACCTCTACTTCGCCACCGCCATGTGCCGGGTGCTCTATCGTCGCGTGAGCGATCCGCTGCCGCGCGCGGATGACGCCGCCGGGCTCGCCGCCTACTACAAGGCGCACTACAACACGCCGCTCGGCAAAGCCACGGTCGACCAGGCCCTGCCTCACTTCCAGCGCGCGATCGACGCTTTTTCAACCGGAGGGTTGTCATGAAGGCACGAGTCTTGTGTTTGGTCGCCGCGCTGGGCGCGGTGCTGGTGGGGCTGACCGCCTGCCAGGAGGACATGGCGCGTATCACTGTCCAGTACGCCACGATGAAGGTCATCGAGAAGGGCGACACGCCAGCCGCCCAGCAGCAGCGCGCGGCGCGGATCCACCAGATCGCCTCGGATGCGGAAGGGCTGCTCAAAGGCGTCACCGTGACCGTGAACCTGCTGGAAGCGGCCGTGCGTGAGCAGGTGGGCAAGCTGAACCTGTCGCCGTCGGACGGCTTTCTCGTCGACGCACTGATCAGCCAGGTGGTGAGCGACCTGCAGCAGAAGGTGGGCACCGCCGCGCTCAACGAGGACCAGCGATTCAAGGTCGCGAAGGTACTCGACTGGGTGATCTCCGGCGCCGCGCAGGCCGGAGGCTAGCGGCGGCCATGTTCATCGGCGAGCTCGATGTCCGGGCGTATCGTGGGCACGACGATGAGTGGGTCGTGCTCAGCGACATGTGGTGGCGCGATGCCGCGTTTGCCGTTGCCCTGGGCGCGCCCGAGCTCGCCGAGATCAAGGTTCCGCGCGGGTTCGTCACGGACCTGGCGAGCATTCCCAGGCCACTGCGCGGGTTGCTTGACGTCAACGGACCCTCGCGCCGCGCCGCGCCGCTGCACGACTACCTGTACTGCTCGCAGCCGTGCCTGCGGGCGCAGGCCGATGCGCTATTCCACTTCGCCCTGGCCACGGAGGGCGTCGGCCTGATCGACAGGAACATCTACTACGCCGGCGTGCGCGGCGGCGGGTGGTACTACTGGAACAAGCGCCTGCGCGATCCTCACCTGCGCGCCGAGGACTTTGTGCCGCCTGGCTACTGGGAGGCAGGCGCGTGACGATCCAGATCGATTTCTGGCAGCTGGTGCTCGCCGTGGCGGGGCTGTTGGCCGCCATTGGCGGCGCGTTCTTTCTGATGTTCCGGATGCTGCTGGCGCAGGACCGCTCTCTGCAGGACGAGCGGTTCTCGAACTTCCGGGCGGACATCGAAAAGCTCCAGGGCATGGAGACGCGCTTTTCCACCTGGCTCATTGAGGCATCCGAGAAGTTTGTCCGGCGGGAGGACTACGTTCGCAACCAGACGGTCATCGAGGCCAAGCTGGATGCGATCGGCAGCCGGGTGGAGCTTTCGCGCGTGGAGCACGTGCGAGCCGAGCTGCTGAAACTTCACGGAACGAAGGGGGTTTGATGTCCACTGCCACTATCCGCACGCCACAGATCCGTTGGATCATCCTGCTGGCGCTCAACAACGCTCGCCCATACGGTGCCCACGAGCAGGTGCTGCTGGCCACCGTCCAGGCGATCTACCCGGACGCCACCAGGGAGGAGATCCGTCGCGAGCTGGACTACCTCGACCAGGACAGCCGGAACCTGATCTCCGTGCGCAAGGCGCCGGATGGTCACTGGCACGCCGAGCTCGCCCGCTATGGCGTCGATCTGGTCGAATACCAGGTCGAGTGCGACCCGGGCATCCTGCGCCCGGAAAAGTACTGGTGAGGCGATGCCACCGCGCAGCAAGATCGCGCAGCTGCCTGAGGAGCTGAAGGGCGCGCTGAACCGCCGGCTCATCGAGGGCGGATTCAGCGGCTACGAGGATCTCTCGGCGTGGCTGACCGAGCAGGGCTTTTCGATCGGGAAGTCTGCGGTCGGTGCATACGGCCTCTCGCTGCAGCGGCGGCTGGATTCCATCAGGACGAGTACGGAAGCGGCCCGCCTGATTGCGCAGGCCGCTCCCGATGAAACCGATGACCGCGGCGGGGCCTCCATCTCGCTGCTGCAAACCGCCCTGTTCAACGTGATGGTGGCGATCGAGGAGGCCGAGAACGAGAAGGACGCGATCAAGAAGGCCGAAACCCTTTCCAAGATCGCCCGGGCGCTGGCGGATCTGACGCGCGCCGGAGTCACGCGCAACAAGTGGGTGGCTGAGGTACGCGAGAAGGCCGCCGATGCCGCGGCTGAGGTCAAGAAGATCGCAGCCAACGCTGGCCTGTCCGAGGAGGCGATCGCCGCGATCGACGCGCGCATCATGGGGATTCCCTGATGGGTAATGCCAAGATCCGCCCGCCGAACCCCCGGGCGGCGCTGCTGCCGTTTCAGGCCCGTTGGGTCAACGACAGTTCGCGTCTGAAGCTCGCCGAGAAGTCCCGTCAGATCGGCTGGACCTGGTCAAGCGCTTATGCCTGCACGCGGCGCACCGGGCGCAAGGCCGCGCGCGACGACCAATGGATTTCCAGCCGTGATGAGATCCAGGCGCGCCTGTTCGTCGAGGACTGCAAGTTCTGGCTCGACGTGATGAAGATCGCTGCCCAGTACCTGGGCGAGCAGCTCGTGGACGCGGAGAAGAAACAGTCCGCGTGCGTGCTCGAGTTCGCGAATCATCGCCGCATCAACTCAATGTCGAGCAATCCTGATGCGCAGGCCGGCAAGCGCGGCGGGCGCGTGCTGGATGAGTTCGCCCTGCACCAGGATCCGCGCAAGCTCTGGGCAATCGCCTATCCAGGCATCACTTGGGGCGGCCAGCTGGAGGCGTTCTCCTCACACCGCGGCAGCGCCAACTTCTTCAACCAGCTAGTGCGCGAGGTCAAGGAAGGAGGCAACCCGAAAAAGATCAGCCTGCACACAGTCACGCTGCAGAACGCGCTGGAGCAAGGGCTGCTCTACAAGCTGCAGCAAAAGCTCCCTCCCGAGAGCGAAGTCCAGGAGATGGACGAGTCGAAGTACTTCGACTATGTGCGCGCCGGCTGCGCGGACCAGGAATCCTTCGACCAGGAGTACATGTGCAGGCCGGCTGACGACGATGCCGCGTTCCTGGAATACGACCTCATCGCATCGGCCGAGTACAAGATCGACTGGAACTGGCGCGCCATCGAGGGCCGCGACATCTACGTCGGCGTGGACATCGGGCGCAAGCGCGACCTGACGGTGATCTGGGTGCTGGAGCGCCTCGGCGATGTCCTGTACACGCGCGAGGTCATCGAGCTGTCGAAAATGCGCAAGAGCGAGCAGGAGGCAATCCTCTGGCCGTGGATCCAGCGCGCCGGCCGCACCTGCATCGACGCGACGGGCCTCGGCATCGGCTGGGTGGATGACGCCCAGGATCACTTCGGCGAACACCGCGTCGAGGGCGTAGTGTTCACGGCCTCCACGAAGGAAGCCCTGGCCTATCCGGTGCGCGGGGCGATGGAAGATCGCAAGCTGCGCATTCCCTACAGCCCGCAGATTCGAGCCGACCTGCGGCAGGTCACCAAGGCGGTCAGCGCCGCCGGCACCGTGCGGTTCACCGCCGAGCGCTCCCCCGACGGCCATGCGGACCGCTTCTGGGCGTTGGCCTTGGCGATCCATGCCGCCAGCACCCCGGCGGCCCGCATCGAGCTGGCCACCGCCGGCCAGCGCGCCAGCGCGGGCCTGGTCGAAATCCCCGGTACCGGCATCCTCACGCTGGAGGACGGCATGGGCATCGTCGGGGGCGGCGTGGACGTCCAGGGCTACACGGAATGAACGAGCCACGGAGAGGCCCTATAAGCCGCGCTGTAGGAGACCCGCCCCTACCCCCGTCGGTGGGCGCCTACGCGGAACGTGGGCCTGTGCACACCCCTCAAATTTGGAGTTCGGAGGCTACCCGTGACTGACCAACCCATACTCGGGCAGGAGATCGCCGTCATCGACGGCGGCATGGACATCACCCGGGGGTATGTCGGGCCGCTCCTGCTGCCCTATGACTCGGTGCTTTCCGGTCGCGGGGGCGGGGACCTGCGCATCTACGAGGCGGTGCTCTCGGACTGGGAGGTCAAGAGCTGCCTGTCGCAGCGCCAGCTGGCGGTGACGAGCGCCGAATGGGCGGTCGATGCCGGTGGAGATCGGCCGATCGACAAGGCCGCGGCCGACTTCCAGAAGCAGCAGCTGGAGCGGATCGGCTGGGACAACGTCACGCTGCTCATGCACTTCGGGGTCTTCTACGGGTTCAGCGCGGCCGAGCTGATCTACAAGCGCGAGGGCGCGGCCATCGTGCTGGATGCGGTGAAGGTGCGAAACCGCCGCCGCTTCCGCTTCGACAAGAACGCGGCGCTGCGCCTGATCACCCAGAGCAACATGACCGAGGGCGTGCTGTGCGAGCTGCCGTACTTCTGGCACTTCGCCACGGGCTCGGACAACTCGGACGAGCCCTACGGCACCGGCCTTGCTCACTGGCTTTACTGGCCGGTGCTGTTCAAGCGCCAGGGCGTGAAATTCTGGATGCAGTGGCTGGACAAGATGGCGATCGGCACGGCGCTGGGCAAGTTCGGACCTAACGCCACCCCCGAAGAGAAGGCCACGCTGCTGCGCGCGGCCTCGGCGCTCGCCGGCGGCGCGGCCGCGGTGACGATACCGCAGGGTATGGCGGTCGAGCTGCTGAAGGGGGCCAATGCCGGCACGCCGGACTACGAGGCGCTGCAGGATCGAATGGATGCTGCCATCCAGAAGGTGATCCTCGGCCAGACCGCCAGCACGCAGGGCACCGCGGGCAAACTCGGCAACGATGATCTGCAGGGCGAGGTGCGCAGCGACATCATCAAGGCCGATGCGGATCTGATCTGCGAGAGCTGGAACCTAGGGCCCGCGCGATGGATCACGGAGTGGAACTTCCCCGGCGCCGCGCCGCCGCGCGTCTATCGCGTGACCGAACCGCCGGAGGATCTGGACGCTCGCGCCGCGCGCGACGGCAAGGTGAAGCAGCTGGGCTACAAGCCCACCTTGGAGTACGTGCAAGCCACTTACGGCGATGGCTGGGTCGAGGACCCCGCCGCTCAGCGCGTCGTGCCGCCGGGCGATGGGCAGGATCCGGCCGCGGCCTTCGCCGAAGGCACGCAGCCGGATGCGCCGGCGCGCATGGTCGACCAGCTGGAGCGCAACCTTGCCCCGTCCACTGCCGAGTGGGTCGGCAAGATCCGCGCGCTCACCGACCAGGTGCTCGCCGATGGCGGCACGCTCAAGGACCTGCGTGACAAGCTGCTCGACGTCTACCCGCGCATGTCGCTCGACCAGTATGCGCTCGCGCTCGCCGAGGCTGATGCGGCCGCGAACCTCGTCGGCCGCGCCGCGGCGCGTGATCCATCCACCACAGGAGCCACCCCATGACCGATCAGCCGCCCGCGGCGGATAACTCGGCAGCGCCATCGGTCATGGATCGCATGCGGGGCTTTCGCACCCTCGGCGCCTCGGTGCTCGGCGCGACGCTGGTGCCGATCATCGTGCGCCAGCTGAAACACGTCGGCATTGAGCTCACGCCCGACGAGCAGCTCGGTCTGGCCACGCTCCTCATGGGCGTGCTGATGGCGGTGATGCGGCTGCTGACCACGACGCCGGTGGGTCGGCGGCTCAAGCCCGCGGCCGAGGAGCTGCTGGGCCACCTGGACCTGAGCCTGCTCGCGCGCTTGGTGGCCGACGAGCTCGCCAACCGCACCGCCGCTTCCGCCACCCAAAGGAGTACTCCCAATGCCTGAGCCCGCACCGCTGAACAACATCATGCGCCACCAGCAGCGCCCGCTGACCGATGCCGAGCAAGCCGAGATCTTAGTACTGAAGGACAAGGCGCTGGACCTGTGGCACCACCTTGACCGGATCGGCCGCAAGAATGCGGACGCGCCCGGCTCGCGGGAGCTGTCGCTCGCCAAGACGCATGTCGAGGAAGCGGTCATGTGGGGCGTGAAGCACATTACACGGTAGCCCGTGGCAACCGTCGCCTACGGCTCGGTCCCCTTCCAGGAGCAGATCGCCTTCTTCCGCAAGAAGCTGAACCTGCCCACCTCGGCGTGGACCGATGTCTATACCCGGGAGCACGACTGGGCGTTCGTGGTCGCCGGCGCCGACCGAGATGAGATCGTCAGCGCCTTCCGTGGGGCCATCGACAAAGCGATCGCCGGCGGCGCGACGCTCGAGGAGTTCCGCAAGGACTTCGATGCGATCGTCGAGCAGTATGGCTGGGACTACCAGGGCGGCCGCAACTGGCGCTCGCGTGTGATCTACGAAACCAACCTGCGCACGAGCTACGCGGCGGGCCGCTACGAGCAGCTGCAGCAGCTGAAGCGCCTGCGGCCGTTCTGGCGCTATTGTCACTCCGATGCGGTCGTGCATCCGCGGCCGCTGCACCTGAAATGGAACAACACGGTGCTGCCGGCAGATGATCCCTGGTGGTCGACGCACTTCGGGCCCAACGGCTGGGGCTGCCAGTGCTATGTGGAGGGGCTGAACGCGCGCGACGTCAAGCGCCTGGGCTTGGCGGTCGGGCCGCGGCCCGAGGATGGCACCGAGACCGTGGTCATCGGCCAGCGCAGCCCGAACGGTCCGCGCACCGTCACCGTGCCCAAGGGCATCGATCCGGGGTTCGAATACACACCCGGCAAAGCACGCCTGGAATCGCAGATCCCGCCGGAGATTCCGGATCCGCCGGTCTCCGGCAGCGCCGGCGGCGCGGGCCTGCCCAATCGCCGCCCCTCTGACCCGCTGCCGGCGCCGCGCCGCGCGCCGGCCAGCCGCCTGCTACCGGCGAACCTGTCCGACGAGCGCTACACGCAGGCGTTCCTGCAAGAGTTCGGCGCGACCCCGGAGATGCCAGCCATCTTTCGCGATGTGCTCGGTGAACCGCTACCGATCGGCAATCGGCTGTTCCTGGATCCCAGCGGCGTGACGAAGATCAACAAGCGCGGCCGCGGGCAGTACCTGCTGCTGCTCGCCGATGCCATCAAGTCACCCGATGAGATCTGGGTGCGGCTGGAGTGGCATGGTGCGAGGACGCTGGCAGTGGTGCGGCGCCGATACATCGCCCGCTTCCAGGTGCAGGGTTCAGACAAACCTCTGCTCGCCGTGTTCGAACGTGGTGAGGATGGTTGGTTCAGTGTGACCGGCTTCGCGGGCGACACGCAGCAGGCCGATGACTGGCGCGTCGGCGTGCGGCTGTATCGACGCCAGGAATGAAAAACCAGCGCGCTGCCACACGCTGATTACCCCGGACGTGGGATCGGTGGCCCTGGCAGGGGCTGCCCGTCCGATGGGTGAGGCTCCAAGGATACCGCAATGACCGCACGGATCGAAATCACCCGCGACGCCATCACCGCGACGCTGCAGGCCGCCGGCAGCCCGACGCTGCGCGAGGCATTCGTGCAGCTGACGCTGCCCGACATCGGCGAGTACCTCCTGATGGCCACCCGGGAGCGCGCGGCGCGCCAGGTGGCGCCCGATGGCGCGCCGTGGCAGGCCCTGTCACCGGCGTACCAGCGCTGGAAAGCGCGCAAGCGCCCGGGCCTGCCGATCCTGAAATTCGACTTCCACATGCTGGGCGATCAGCTCGCCTACCAGGTGGAAGGCGATGAACTGCTCGTGGGCACCAATGCCCCATATGGCGCTGCGCACCAGTTCGGCGCCACCATCGAGATCGCCCCGCGCAGCCAGCAGGTCTACTTCAAACGCAACAAGGCGGGCGATGTCGGCAATCTCTTCGTGAAGAAATCCCGCTCCAATTTCTCCCAGCCGGTGGAGTTGCCGCGCTACTTCATCACGATCCCTGCGCGGCCGTGGCTCGGCATCTCGGCCGAGGACGAGACGGAGATCTCCACGCTCATCGCCGAGCGCGCGCAGGCGCTCTTCGCGCCGCCCGGTAGCTGATCGGCCCCACTCCCGCGCGCACCGCGCCCTCTGGTATGGTGGGCGCGAATCTGCAGCGGGGTTCTTTGGGACATGTCCCAATGATTTCGGGATGGGTGAGGCCCGAAGATCGCCCGCGATGCAACCCAATGCTCGTATCGCGATCCTGCGCACCGGCACCCACACCTCGGTGGATGGCCGCAAGTTCACCTTCTCCCCGGCAATCCTCGGCGAGCTCGCCGAGGGCTACGACGCGAAGGCGAGCGAGGCGCCCCTGGTGGTCGGTCACCCGAGCCTCGATGCACCGGCCTATGGCTGGGTCAACAACCTGCGCGTGGATGGCGACCTGCTGTATGCCGAGCCGCGCCAGGTCGAGCCGCAGTTCGCCGAGCTCGTCAACGCTGGCCGCTACAAGAACGTCAGCGCCTCAATCTATCTGCCCGACAGCCCGGGCAATCCGAAACCCGGCAAGCACTACCTGAAGCACGTCGGGTTCCTGGGCGGCGCTGCCCCAGCGGTAAAAGGGTTGCCGCAGGTGCAATTCGCGGAAGGCAGCGGCGCGGTCGAATTCGCCGCGCCGCTGGGTTACGTCGGCGGGATCCTGGGCGATCTCTTCCAGCGCATCCGCGACTACTTCGTCGAGCGTGACGGCGCGGACAACGCCGACAAGATCATCCCGCAGTGGCAGATCAGCTCGCTGCGGGACATCGGCTCCACCGACGCCGATGGTCTGGCCACTTCATTCGCCGCGCCGAGCGGCACCGATCCGGAGAGCACCATGCCCAAGCCCGCCACCACCGATCCCCAGCTCGAAGAGCAGCTCAATGCGCGCGCGACCGAGCTGGAAACCCGCGAGCAGGCGCTGCGGACCCGCGAGCTGCAGGCGCTGCGCTCCGATGCGGCCGCCTTCGCCGAGCAGCTGGTGACCGAGGGCAAGCTCTTGCCACGCCAGAAGGACCAGGTGGTGGAGATCCTGGTCTCGCTGCCCGCGAACGTGGCGATCTCCTTCGCCGAAGGCGGCAGCACCGTCAGCAAGCCCACGGGCGAGGTGCTGCGCCAGATCCTCACCGACATGCCGGTGCGCGTGGACTACCGCGAGAAGTCCGGTCAGCCGGGCGTGACCGATCCGGTCAGCTTCGCGGCGCCCTCGGGGTTTACGGTCGATGCGGGCCGGCTGGAACTGCACAACAAGGCGCTGGCGCATATGGCCCAGCACCCCAACACCGCCTACCTGGACGCCGTGAAGGCTGTCGGCGGCTGACCGTTCGCCCCCAACCGTTCTGACAGGAGCACCCGACATGTCCACCCAGAAGAAACCCCTGCTGACGCTGGCGATCGCGGCCACCGCAGCGCTCACCGCCAACCGCGCCGCGACGCTCGCCGGCGCCGTGCCGGCCGCTGGCGCCGCCGCCACCGGCGGCGTGTGCACGCGCGATACGGCCATCGGCGGCATTGCGCCGTGCGACGTCCTGGGCACCACCACGATGGAGGCCGGCGCGGCGGTGGCCGCCGGAGTGCAGCTCGATCTGGACGCCAGCGGCCGCGCCATCACGCATGCCGCGGGCGTGATCATCGGTCGCGCGCTGCAGGCCGCGGCCGCCGCAGGCGACCTGATCGAAGTGCTGCTGCTGCCCACCTGACCGCGCAGTCCTTCCAACCACCATCCGCTCACGACGTTTCGAGGTAGTCCATGCAGAACCTGTCCCAGACCCGAGTGGTCGATGCGATCCTGACCACCCATGCCCAGGGCTACCAGCGGCCGGGCAATGTCGGCCCGCTGCTGTTCCCGCGTGTGAGCGTGGGCGCCTATGGCGGCAACGTCATCCAGTTCAGCAAGGAGAGCTTCCGGCTGCTGAACATCGTGCGCGCCCCGGGTTCCCGCACCACCCGCGTGGAGTTCGGCTATGCCGGCGTGCCCTACGCCATCACGCCGAAGTCCCTGGAAGGCGTGGTGCCGTTCGAGCGCATGCGCGACGCCAGTCAGGTCCCGAACATCGACCTGGCGCGCGTGGCGGTGGACTCCACGATGGACATTGTGGAGCTGGGATACGAGAACGACTGCGCGACCCTCGCGCGCACCGCCGCCAACTATGACGCCGGGCACAAGGCGACGCTCGCCGGCGCGGCGCTGTGGAGCGCGGGCACCGGCAATCCCACGAGCGACGTCGAGGCCGGCGTGGAGGCGATCCGCGCGAGCATCGGCATGCGCCCGAACACGGTCATCCTGTCGGCCACCGCGTTCAAGAACGCGCGCACGAACCCCAACATCATCGATCGCTACAAGTACACCGGTCGCGACAGCATCACCACGCAGATGCTCGCCGCGCTGTGGAACGTGCAGACCGTCGCGGTCGGTGAGGCGGTCAGCGCCTCCGGCCAGGCCGATGCCCTGGGCGATGTGTGGGGCAACGACGTGGTGATTGCCTACGTCGCTCCGGGCGGGGCCGGCGTCACGCGCGATGCGGCGCGGCCGAGCTACGGCTACACCTACACCATCGATGGCATGCCGCTGGTGGAACAGCCTTACCAGGATCGCAACGTCAAGAGCTGGATCTACCCGGTCACCGCCGACCGGCAGCCGGTGCTCAGCGGCATCACCGCGGGCTACCTGATCCAGAACGCCGGCTCCTAAGTCTCTGGTCTGTCGCGTCGACGAGGTGGGTTAGTCCAGCAAGACCCCCCGTTTTGTTAGCCGGCCTCCCCGGCGCGACGGACCGGAACCATTCACCGTTTTCGAGAGCACTCAACCATGAAGCACCTGGTCATCGGCAACATCAAGACCGGCGAGGGATTCATCCCGCTGGGATCGATCATCGAGATTGCCGAGAATGCCGCGGCTGTCCTGGTACGCGACGGGTACCTGCGGCTGCCCACCGAGGTCGAGCTCGCCGCGCACGCCGCGGCGGAGGCGGTCCGCATCGCCGACGCGCAGAAGGCGGCGGAGCAGCAGGCCCGCGAAAGCTCCACGAATTCACCCCCGCAGAAAGGCGGGGCTGATTCCGCGGCGGGAGCCGGGGCGCAAGCTCTGGCTCCCGTTGCCGCGGCGCAAGCTCTGGCTCCCGTTGCCGCGGCGGAAGCCCCGGATCAGCAGGCCGCGGCCAGCGATTCTCCCCCCGCGGGGGACCCGGATACCTCAGCAGCGCAGGCAGGCGCCTCACCGGCCGGGGCTTCGGCTCCGGCCGGTGATGGCGCGCTCGCCATCAACGAGTCCGCGCCGGCCAGTGATCCTCCCCCGGCTGGGGGCGGCAAGAAGAAGGGCTCCCGCGGCTGATGTACTGCGAGCCTCTCCAGCTGCTCGATGCGCTCAGCACGCGCGAGCTCGCGCAGGTGGCGACCCCTGACCGCGCGCCGGTCATCGCCGACGACCTGATGGATGCGACGCTGCGTGGCACCGACCGCAGCGCATTCGATCCGGCGGATGTCGCGATCGCCGACCAGGCGCTCGCGCGCATCCAGCAGGCGCTGGAGGACGCCGACCAGCTGATCGATGGGTTCCTGCGCACCAGGAAGCCATCGCCCTACACCGTGCCACTGGATCCGGTGCCTGGCCTCGTGACGGTATGGGCGCGCTCGATCGCGCGCTACATGCTGCACAAGGACCGCGCGACGCCCGGCGGTGAATCCCAGGACCCGATCCTGCGCGACTATCGCGACGCGCAGAAACTCCTGAGCCAGGTGGCGGCCGGCACGTTCTCCCTGGGCGGGGATGATCCGCAGCCGCCCGCCGGCGCAGGCTCGGCCGAGATCTCCAAGGGCTGCGGCGTGTTCAGCGATGCGGCTCTCAGCGACTTCGCGCGCGACTATGGAACATGAGCGCGGCGCCGTTCGACGTGGGCCTGATCCAGCAGCGCCTGGCTTCCGCCGCCACTGGCCTGCGGTCAGTGGGCCTTGCGGCCGACTACGCGGCGGTGCGCAAGCTCGCGGACTTTCCGGCGCCGTGCGCCTATGTGCTGCTGGCCACCGAGCAGGGCTTGCCAAAGCCGCCGGGCAATACGATCCGCGGCCAGCAGGTATCCGCGCAGCAGCAGGTCATGGTGCATATCGGCGTTGCCTACGCGCTGCGCAGCTATCGCGCCCAGGCGGGCGCCGACATCGTCGACGAGTGGAAGGCGCAGCTCGGCCCGGCGCGCGACGCGCTGTACGGCTTCTGCCCCGACCTTCCCGGCGCGCGCCCGCTCGAATTCGTGCGCGGGGATCTGCAGGACTACGACAACACCACCGCGCTGTGGATCGATGTGTGGTCCACCCAGCACACGTTCCGCACCCCGACTGGGTCACGCTGACAACCTGGAGTTTCGACCTATGAGCAAGAACGACAAGGCCGCTGCATCCGATCCCAAGCTCTTCGAGGTGACGCTCGCGAAGCCGCACACCCACGAGGACCGCCCGCGCGAGGCCGGCGAGAAGATCGTGGTCAACGAGCACGACCTTGCCTGGCTCACCGACCAGAAGGTCATCGATCCGGCCGCGACCGTCGCGCTGTAAGTCGCACCCACCTCTTCCTTTCACGGAGTAATCCGCCATGTACCAGTCGCTCCAGGGCATCGTGCGCTTCGGCCTGCGCCTTCCATCCGGCAAGCCCGGCGCCATGTGGGATGTGGGCAACGTGCCCGACGCCACCCTCCAGATGCAGACCCAGTCCACCACCAAGAACGAGAGCCGCACCGGCCAGCGCCTGCCCGCGCTGATCCTGTTCACGGGCAAGTCCGGCGCGTTCAACCTCACGCTCGATGAGTGGAACACGAAGAACCTGGAACAGGCGTTCTACGGCGTGTCCTCTCCCACGGTGGCCGGCACCGTCACCGGCGAGGCGTTCCCCGCGGGCCTCCTCGCCGGCGACCAGGTGCGCCTGGCCAAGCCCTACGCCTCCGCGCTCGTGCTCACTGACAGCGCGGGCTCGCCCGTGACCGTCACCAGCACCAAGTACAAGCTCACCGGCCATAATGACCGCGTGGTGGAGATGCTGGACGTCGCCACCTACACGCAGCCGTTCAAGGCGGCCTACTCCTACGATGACTTCGAGTCCGTGGAAGCGTTCGCGGCGCTGCCGCGCGAGCTCTACGTGCAGTTCGACGGCATCGACACGGTCACCAATGTGCCGGTGACCGTGGACCTGTACCGCGTGCAGTTCAGCCCGGTGCAGAACCTCGGCCTGATCCACCAGACGGATACCGGCCCGCTGCCGCTGCAGGGCTCGATCCTCTACGACGAGCTGAACGACGACGGCACTTCGGCCAACGCGGGGTTCTTCAAGTTCCTGCGCAAGACGGCGGCCTGATGGCCACGAAGGTGGATCGCCGGCGCGCCGCGCGGCCCGCTGCCGCCGGCCCGACCGAGGCGGCCACGCGGGAGCTGGAGATCCTGCACCCGGAGCGCCGGCTCACCATCGGAGTGGGTGCGGCGGCGCGCACGGTCACCGTGCGGGAGTACGGGTTCGTCGAGGGCAATGCGCTGCGGCCGCAATACAAGATCTTCCTGGACGCGCTGTACGCGCTGATCTCTGGGTCTGGCGCGAGCCCGACCTTCGAGATGGTGGAGGACCTGCTGGCGGCGCATCAGCCCGAGGTCCTGGCGCTCATCGCCACGGCCGCGGATCTGGAGATGGCGGATCTTGCGGCCCTGTCCGATGAGGACGGCTACCGCCTGATGCAGACCTGGTGGGTGGTGAACGCGGGTTTTTTTATCCGGCGGTTGATCAGCCTGGCCGCGCGCCAGGCCGCGCAGCGGCGCGCGGCGCCCGAACCGCAGGCTGGGGGCGCATCTACCACACCCTCATCGCCGCCGGCTACGGACGCTGCCCCGCTGACATCGGCCGCCTGACGGCGCGCCAGATCGATCTGTTCTATCGCGAGGCCGCACGCGCACAGCTGCGCGAGCGCGCGGAACGGGTGATCGATACGAACCTGGCGATGAGTGGCGAGGCCGCAAACCAGCATCTGCGGCGACTGGAAGAGGGTGAAAAGCAGTGACGGCGCGCGGCACGGGTAGTCTGGATCTGGCGATGCGGGTGCTGCTGGACGTGCAGGACGTCCCGCGGCAGGTCCAGCAGCTCGGCGAGGACTTCAAGGGCCTGAAGGACAATGCCGCGGCCGCGGGCGAGAGTCTTGCCAAGGCCGCCCAGGGCGGTGATGCGCTGGCGCAGTCCTTCGCGTCCTTTACTTCCGCGCAGCGCGAGCTGGATGGCCTGCGCGACCGCGTGGATCGCGGCGTCGCCTCGCTGAAGGACCTGGCCGACGTCGAGCTGCAGATTGACCAGGCGATGCGCAAGGGCACGCTGGCCGAGGCCGAACAGGTGGAGATGCTTGCGCAGCTGGATGCCCAGGAGAAAAAGCTCCTGGCCACGCACCAGCGCGATGAGCAGGCCCTGCAGCAGCTGGTCCGTGCCTACGATCCGACCAGCGCGGCGCTGAAGAAGCTCGCGGCCGATGAGGCGCGCCTCACCGCGGCGCGCGATGCCGGGCGCATCAGCCAGGACCAGTACACGCGGGCGATGGGCGCGCTGTCCTCTCAGCGGGCGGAGTGGGAGGAGGCGCGCACGACGCTGTTCAATCTCGGCCAGACCTCGGCCCTGACCGCGCGTTCGCTCGCGGCCGTCACCAGCAACCTTGCGCGCGGAGACATCAGCGGCGCGGGCAGTTCGCTGCTCACGATCTCCGGCCGCGAGATCGTGAACCTCGGTCTGCTGGGCGGCGCGGCGGCCACCGCCGCGGCCGCAGTCGCCGTGCTGGTGGCGGGCGTCATCAAGGGCCAGCGCGAGTTCGAGGAGATCGACCGGCTGCTGGAGGCGACCGGCCATGCCGCGGGGCTGTCGGCCGAGGACTTCACGGCGGCCGGCCGCGCGATCGATGCGACCACCGGCACCGTGGGCAAGGGGCGCGACGCACTGCTGCAGCTCGTCCAGACCGGCGAGAAAGGCGGCCAGGCAATGGTCGATCTGGGCAAGGCGGCGGTGGCCATGTCCGAGCTCACCGGCCGCAGCGCTGCCGATGTGGCTCGCGATCTGACCGAGGTGCTGAAGAACCCGACCAAGGCCGCGGCCGATCTCAACGCGCAATACCATTTCCTCACGGCCGCGGAATACGAGCGCATCGCCGCGCTGCAAGCCGAGGGGCGCGAGCAGGAGGCGGCCGCCCTACTGGCTAACCGGCTCGCCGACGTGCAGGTGCAGCGGCTCGATGACGTGCGGGAGCGCGCGGGCTGGACTGCGAAGGCATGGAAGGACATCAAGGACGCGGTGAGCGGCGCATGGGAGGAGATCAAGAACCTCGATGGCCACGATGCCGGCAAGCAACTCGAGGTTGTCACCGCCGCCATCGCAAAGCTGCGGGACTCGCTGGCGCACCCGGAGCAGCCGCTGCTCGTGCATAGCGACCTGTTTGGCTTCGTTCCGGCTTCGGCGGAAGACAAACAGCAAAGGCAGCAGCAGGCCCTGAACGACCTGCTCAAGCAGCAGGCGGTGCTACAGGCGAAGGTCGATGCGGACCATGCCGCCGCGACTACGGAGTCCGAGAAGGACGCCGAGGAGCAGGCGCGCATCGAGGCCGAGTCGTGGCTCAACGAAGACGCTGCCCATGATCGCGCGATCGCCAAGGCGCGGGCCCTGCGAGACCTGGAACTGGAGATCGCCAAGATCCGCAAGGGCGGCGGTGACTCGCTCAATACACCCGAGGGTCCTGTTTCGCTCGATGACTACGAGCGGCGCCGCAAGGCCGAGATCGACAAGAAGTACGCGGATCCGGTCCAGGCCAAAACCGACAATGCCTTTGACCAGAAGAAGGTCGAACTAACGCAGGCCCTCGCGAAGGCGCAGCAGGATCTGGCCAATGCACAGTCGGGCGAGGCTACCTCGACCGACCAGGCGACCACCGCCCTTAATGCCTGGCTCGAGGCGAACAAGAACGCGAAGGGTCTGACCGATGCACGCATCGCGCAGTTGCGCGACCTTGCGGCCGCGACCGACAAAGCCAATGCCGAGAAGCAGGGCATCGCCGATGCAAAGCAGCTGCAGGACCTGCAAGCGCAGCTGCTGCGCGCCCAGGGCAATGATGAGGGCGCGCTACAGGCCGAGTTCGAGCATAAGTATGGTGACTTCCTGAAGCGCTTGCAGGGTGCTGCGAAGGTGACAGGTGAGCAGCTCGTGCAGCAGCTCTTCTCGGTTGAGGAGGCCAGCACCACGCTGAATAAGGTGCAACGCACCTACCAGCAGTTCACCGACCAGCTCACCAGTGCCGAGCAGCGCCTGCAGATCGAGCGCGACGCGGACCTGATCACGCCGCTGGAGTTCCAGCGCAAGATGCTCGCGCTGCGCCAGCAGGAGATCGACCAGCTGCAGGTGTTGGTCCCGCAGCTCGAAGCCGCGGCGCGCGCCCTGGGCGACAGCCCCGAGGGCCAGAAGGCTCTCGCCAATGTCGATGAGCTGAAGAACCACCTGCTTTCCCTGCAGCACCAAGCGAGCGAGCTGCAGATCGCGCTGCGCGATGCGTTCGAGGGCGGCGCCGCGCAGGGCCTCGATGCGCTCCTGACCGGCACCGAATCCCTGCGCGGCGCGGTGGTGGGGTTCCTGAAGGACATGGCGCAAGCGATGGCGCACTACGTCGACCAGCTCATCGCCGCGATCGCCTACCAGAAGCTGCTCGCGGCCTCGAAAATCATCGAGTCCGCGCTCGGCCTGGGCGGCGGCGGGCCTGGTGCCGCCACCGATGGCGGCGGTCTGGTCGGCGCTGGCGGAGTGTTCGCGGCAGGTGGCTGGACCGGCCCGGGTGGCCGAGACGAGCCCGCCGGAACCGTGCACCGCGATGAATACGTGCAGCCCAAGTACCGCATGCAGGAGCCTGGCGCCCTCGCGTTCATGGAAGCCTTCCGGGCCCACGGCATGGCGGCGATCGACGACTGGCGCGGCTACGCCGGCGGCGGCCTGGTAGGCGGCCCGGAGATTCGCTCCGCCGCGGACCTGCTGCCCGGCGGCGGCGTGACGGTGCCCGCGGCGCAGATCGCCAACAACCTGCGGATCCTGAACCTGCTCGACGTGGATGATCTGACGCGCCGCGTGGCCGCGACCTCGCACTTCGAGAAATCCGTGGTCAATGTCGTGAAGGCCAACAGCCGCGCGGTGCGCGAGAGCCTGGCCGCGTGAGCCTCATCACCGGCGATGATGTGGTGTGGCTGCTGCCGCCGGACTGGTCGCAGCCGGTCATCGAGACACTCACCTGGCTCACCGACGTGGGCATGTCGCGCACGGGCGTTCGGCAGAAGCGCCAGCTGCGGCTGGCGCCGCGCCGCGGGTTCTCGTTCCGGGTGGTGGATGATGCGGTCGCGCGGCGCCTGATGTCGCTGATGCGCGCCGGTGCCGGCGCCGGACCCTGGCAGCTGCCCATCTGGCACGACGCGCAGCGCCTGGCCGCGGGCCTTGACGCCGGCGCGGAGAGCATTCCGTGCGCGACGGCGGGCTATGACTTCGCGGCCGGCGCCAAGGCGCTGCTGTGGACTTCGCCGGCCGATTGTGAGGTCGTCGACATCGCCGCGGTGGCCGATGAGGGGCTCACGCTCGATGGCGCCACTGCCGCGAGCTGGCCCGCCGGCAGCCGCCTGTATCCACTGCGCCGCGCGCTGCTGCTGACCCCACCGCAGGAATCGTTCCTTTCGGCCGCGGCCTCGGCTACGGCGGTGGAGTTCCAGCTCGATGAGCCCTGCGACTGGCCGGCGCTCCTGCCGGATGTGGAATACGGCGATGCGCCGCTCCTCGAGGACCGGCCGAGCGAGCCGCAGGACTGGAGCGCGAGCTGGGGGCGCCAGCTGCAGCAGACTGACCCGCAGACCGGCCGCATCACCGTGCTCGACCAGCCCGGCAGACCGTTTCGCGCACAGCAAACGTTCTGGCAGATCGCCGGGCGGCAGGACAACGCGGCGTTTCGCTCGCTCCTCTACGGCCTCGCCGGCCGCTGGAGCGGTCCGCAGGGCGGGCTGTGGCTGCCCAGCTGGTCGCAGGATCTGCGCCTCGCGGCGCCGGCGGCCGAGGATGCGACGCAGATCCGAATCGAGTGGTGTGGTTACACGCGCTATGGACTGCAGCGCCCCGGGGTGCGCGATATCCGCATCGAGGTGGCCGGCGGGGATACGCCCTACGCCCGCATCATCGACAGCGTCGAGGATGGGTCGACAGAGCTGCTCACCCTCGACGGGCCGCTCGGCAGTGCGATCACGCCGGGCAATGTCCGCCAGATCAGCTTCGTGGCCTTCATGCAGCTCGCGAGCGATGCCATCGAGCTGCAGCACGTCACCGATGCGGACGGACTGACGACCTGCGAGCTCGATTGGGAAGCCACCGATGAGCAGTGAGGCGCGGGAGGCCGCGCTCACTGGCGCGGTGCCGGTCAAGCTCTTCAAATTCACGCGCGCCGCCACCAGCTGGTGCTACACCGACGCCGACCGCCAGATTGAGTTCGCGGGCGACTCCTACCTGCCGACCGCCATCTCGCACACCGGCATCAAGGACAACAGCGAGCCCAACCAGGCGGGCATCAGCGTCAACTTCCCGAAGGACCTGCCGATCGCCGACAACTGGCGCCAGTACGCGCCGTCCGATCCGGTCAGCGTGTCGATCTTTACGCTTGAACTCGGCGAGGGCGACGTGCTGCTCGACTATGCCGGCCGCGTCGTGCAGCCGCAGTTCGATAATACGACCCTCACCCTGCAGACCGAGCCCAGTGCCACGCGCGCCCGGCGCGGCGGTGGCCAGCGGCGCTTCCAGCGCGCCTGCGACCTGGTGCTGTATTCCCAAGGCCCGGGCATGTGCGGCGTGGATCAGGCCGCACACACCACCACCGCGACGCTCACCGCCGTGGATGAGTCAACGCTCACCGCGGTGGAGTTCGGCGGCGTCGCCGCGGGCCGGCTCGCCGGCGGCCGCATCCAGTGGACGCGGGGAGACGGCTTCACGGACCGCCGCTCGATCAATGCGCATGACGGCGAGGTCGTCACCCTCGATTACCCGGCCGCGGACCTGGCGATCGGCAGCGAGGTGACGGCCGTGACCGGCTGCGGGCAGGACTGGGACAGCTGCGACTATTACGGCAACACGCCGCGGTATGGCGGTGAGCTGTATATCCCGGACCGGGACTACTACGACGGGAATCCCATCTGATGCTGCTGGCCCCTTCCTGGCGCGAATGGCTTGTGGCGCTGCTGCTGGTGTGGCTGGTGCACGTGCTGGAGATGCTACGGCCGCGCCGCGAGCAGCCGGGCCTGCGCGATGCGCAGCGCGGCTACCTTTTCATCACGATTCTGGTGCAGATCGTGGTCTCGGTCGCCGTCGCCGAAGCCGCCTTCCTGCTCACCAAGCTCAAGGGCACCAAGCCCTCCAGGCCCTCAGCGCCCACCAACAACGAGGGCCGCTGCCTGCGCCGCATCTACGGCACGGTTTGGATCGATGATCCGGTGCAGCTGGCGATGGTGCTGCTCTCGCCCGAGCCCATCAAGAAGAAAGTCAAAGGGCCGCTCGGCATCGGCAGCAAGCACGTCACCACCAACTACTGGTACCACTGGGTCATGCACTTCGGTTGGTGCGGGACGATCGACGCGCTCCTGGAGCTGCGCGGCGGCAGTGCCACGGCCTGGAGCGGAGAGGTTGCGGACAACACGCTCCTCACAGTGAGCGCGCCGGACCTGTGGGGCGGGGAGGATTCCGGGGGTGGCATCGACGGGCAGCTCGACGTGCGCTTCGGCCGCGAGGGGCAGCTGCCGAGTGATTACCTCGTCACGGCCGTCGGCGTGCAGCAATGCGCTCACCTGGGCAAGTGCACCACCATCTTTCAGGGTGGGCGTTACGGGGCGGGCTCGGCCAATCCCGAACCGCTGTCGGCACTGGTGAGGCGCCTCACGCAGGACTGGCTCGACGACACCGTCTGGTATGCCGAGAAGGTGGAGATTCCCGGGAGCGGGAGCATGAATCCGGCGCACGTGCTTTACGACTCGCTCACCCACCCGGAGATGATGGGCGAGCCGGTGGCCCTCGTGAACGATGCGAGCTTCCGCGCGGCCGCCGACCGCCTGTACGACGAGGGCCTCGCCATCGACGTGGACTATGACGAGGACGAGGAGACCATCGAGCAGTTCCAGCAACGCATCTGCGACATCATCGGCGGGGCCCTCTCACAGAGCCGTATCGATGGCCAGTGGTATCTGGATCTGGTGCGCGGCGCCGGCGAGGAGGAGCTGCCGGAGATCCTCGAGGATGACATCATCGAGGCGACGATATCCCAAGCGCAGCCGCTGGAGGCCGTGAACATCGTCAGGGTCGAATGGTTCGACCGCACCGCCAAGCTGAAGCGTCTGACGGCACCGATCGCCTCGCTTGGCGCCATTGCCTCGGCTGGTCGCCAGAACACCCAAACCCAGAGCTATCCGGAGATCGCCACCGAGGCGCTCGCCCTGCGCCTGGGTCAGCGCGACCTCAACAGTTTCTGCGCCCCGCTGCACAAGCTGGAGCTGACGGTGCAGCGGCGCTTCCGCGGCCTGCGGCTCGGGCGCCTGGTGCGCGTGTCCGCACCCTCCGATGGCATTGTCAGCATGATCTGCGTGGTTGGCGCCGTCGACTATGGCGACCGACTGAACGGCAACATGGCGCTCACTTTGGTGGAGAACGTGTTCGACTTGCCGTCTTCCACCTGGGTGAATCCTTCGCCCGGCCTCGGGGCCTCCCCGACAGACCCGCCGGCGGCGCCTGCGCACCAAGCCGCGTTCGAAATTCCCTACTCGGAGCTCGCCAGCGCCATGTCGCCCGGGGATTTGGCGGTGCTGCCGCCACTTGCCGGCTTCGTGATGACCACGGCGACGCAGCCAGGCGTTGCCCTGAACTACGACCTCTATACCGCCCTCGATGGAGAGGACTACCAGGACGAGGCCACAGGCGACTGGACGCCGAGTGCTCTGATCACCGAGGGGGCCGACCAGCGAGCGACAGCCTTTCATTTCACCGGCGGCGCTCTGTTGGACCGAGTGAAGGTCGGTTCCTGGGCGCTGTGGGGAGATGAGGTGGTGCGGGTGGACGCTTTGAGCATCGGCTTCGCCACCATCACGCTCGGCCGCGGTTGCTTCGACACTCCGCCCATCAAGCACGACGCCGGCGAACGCATTTGGTTCTGTGGCGACTGGGCCGCAGAGGATCCTCGGCAGTTCGCGGGCGGTGACGAGGTGCATGCAAAGCTCGTCACCCGTACCACCCGTGCGCTGCTCGCGCTCGATGACGCGGTCGAAAGCTCCGTCACCTTGAACCAGCGGGCATACCGGCCTTATGCGCCACAGAGCCTGAAGATCGGCGGAGACCCTTACCCGGCCGCCGTCACCGGCGACACCACACTCACTTGCGCGCATCGCGACCGGCTCGGCCAAGGCACGGCCGTGATCGATACCACCGCCGGCGACGTCGGCCCGGAGGCTGGGGTCACCTACAGCTACGAGATCCACGACGACGACTCGGATGACCTGCTCGACTCCGGATCCGGCCTGGAGGCCGTGTCGATCGATATGCCCGCCCCGGGCAGCGCGGTCAACAAGCGGGCGGAGATCTGGGCGGTGCGCGACGGGGTGGACAGCTGGAAGCGCCACATCTTCACGTTCCAGCACAACCCGGTCCCGGCGCTGCCCTACGGCAACGCATTCCTGCTGAAATTCACATCAGGGGCGCTGGCGGACAAGGTGAGCGGGAGCACGCTGACCAATAGCGCGCCCACCTATATCCCTGGCTCCTCGGCCACGGGCATTGACGGGCCAGGCCTCGATTTCGCACCGACCAGCACCACTCACGCTGGTTACATCGCGGCGCTGCCGGTCAACCTGCTCAACCAGGGCGAGTTCATCTTCGAGTTCTACCTGAACATCACCGCGATTACGGCCTACGAGTACCTGCAGGTGTGCCTGAAGGAGATCTCCGGCACGGGCTCAATTCCGACCGATCCCGGGGTTGCGCTCGGCATCGAGATCAACAACAGCGATGCCACGCACGGGACGCTCACTCTCGTTACGGCGCCGACTCACAGCAGCGGCACGGGCAGGACGACCTCCTCGGTCACAAAGACGAAGGGCACCTTCGTGCACGTGTCGTTCCGGAAGGTCGCCTCCAGCAATCTCAGCAACTCCGGCACCGTCTACGTCTACATCGATGGGGTCCTTGTCCTGACGACCACCACCGGCGCCTGGACCCCGACCTCCGGCTCGACTTACCTGCATCTATGGGCCGCGAACAGCGGCGGGGCCAGCGCAAACACCGCGGTCGTCGATGAGATCCTGGGCGCCTGGTGGGTCAACAAGGCCGCGGCGCTCGCCGACCCGAACTCCCCGAGCAGCCTGGGCGGCGGCTTGGCGCCGCCTTCCTTCACCCCGGCGATCTATTACCCCGGCGGGTAATTGGCGAGTCCAGGCTGGGGCGAATCAGGCCCGAGAAGATCGCGCCAGCCCGCCTGGCTCGCGGCGGTCATTGCACGTGGGGCAATTTTGTTGTCACTGGTGCAATTTCGGTACGGGGGTAAATATCGCGCTCGCAGGGGCTGAAATATCGCGCGCGCGTACAGGCTCTTGTTCACGCGGCAGCGTCCCGCTTACCGGCTGACCTGGAGGCTGGTTCCACCACCAGGGCCGCCGCCAATGGGGCCGCGGGCACCGTTACCGTTGGAGACCACCTTCACCCACAGCGCGTCCTTGTCCTTGAAGTAGGACGTGTCACTGGCCTTGCGCAATGCATCCAGGCTGTCCTGCTGCGCACCTGAGGCCGCGGTGTTGAATCCCGGCAGCTGGAAGATCACCCACGAGCCGGCATCCATTTCCGTCAGCGTAAGGTTCAGGGAAGGCCTTTCGGTGGTGACCTTGATCTCGGTACCGGCTCGTACGTTGCCCGAGGTGAAGCTGTAGTCCCTGCCATTGCGGCTGAGCACGACTGGCGGCTGGGCAGGAGGTCGGCCGCCGCCGAGTCCGCCACCGGGAGCGGCCGGTGCACCAGGACCCGAAGCAGCCGGGCCTGCGCCGGCACCCAGACCTGGAATAGCACCTGTGGCTCTGGGAGCACCCGGGCCAGCACCAGCACCAGCACCAGCACCGGCACCTGGGCCACCACAACCTGCACCAGAGCAGGGACCACCGCCACCGGCCCGCGGAGGGCCACCGCCGCCAAAACTCAGGCGTCCGATATCGCCCTTGCACACTGCGGCGTTCCAGTCGGTCTTGATCTCACAGGCCTGTGTATCGGTTGCGATCTGGTCGTTGGGGCCGTCGTTGAGGAGAATATAGGAATTGGGTACGCCACTGACGGAACCATCCTTGTCGTGGATGGCCGCGGCCTTCCAGGCCACGCCGTTCAGGTTGTCGTTGCCCCACTTGCGCTCCATCGGCGGGAAGTACACCGGCTTGGCGTTGACGAATTTCGCGCCCTCGATGGAGTTTTCGGTACTGACGCCGGCGCTGGTGTACATCAGGTAGGAGAGCGCTCCGGTCTTGCGGGTGGCGTTGTCCTGGAAATTCACGAACGTGTCGTTCACCACGTCATGGCGGTAATCGTAGTACTCGTAGCCGCGGATCGGGAAATCCGGCATTGAGGGTTTCGGCAGGCTGCGGCCGTAGGCCTTCTCCGCGTCAGTCCTGGGATTGCCGATGTTCTCGGTCTCGCCCACGAACAGCGAGTCGATCACCTTGGACGTGAAGGGGTCACGACCGGCCGAGCCGGAGGCATGCGTGTAGCCCATGGCATTGTCGGCCACCTTCACGTTCCTGAAGACGTGCATCTCACCGCGGCCCCAGATGCCGCCATTGCGGTTCTTGTAGGAGGTGAGATCCTCGAAGTGCGTTTCCACCGTTCTGCTGTTCGGGTCGGCCGGATTTTCCTTGGGCATGTGGGCGTTGCCGGTAACACCGAAAGTGTTGTTGGGATTGGTGTTCCGGTCGAACATGAAACCATCGTAGTTCGAGTGCGCGACATTGCCCCTGAACTCGCGGAACGGCGTGCGGCGCGGCCAGGTGTTCTTGCTGATGTCGGTGTCCGCGAACGCACCATTCGGGTGCTCCGGCAGCGACATCCAGAAGCCGTTCGAGTCGGAACCCGCCGCGACATTATCCACGTAGCTGTTGTCCGGGTTGGTGATCCAGAAGGACGACACCGTGTTGTCCGAGG